TTAGGAGTAACAACTGGAGTACCTGGTTTAGATAAGATTCTTAACAGAGATAATTCAGAGCTTGTAAAAGCGATGACTAGAAAAGGAATAGGAGCATAGAATGGCTTATGAGTTGAATAAAAAGATTGTAATTGATACTGAAGAGTTTAATAACTATGCAGTAGGTATCACCTTACCAATACAAAGAGGTGAGGATGGATACTTTAGACAATCTTTTAAAACATTCGACCAAGTTCGTTCTAACCTAAAGAATTTATTACTTACAAAAAAAGGTGAAAGAATATTTCAGCCAGATTTTGGAAGTGGGTTACATGATTTGTTATTTAATCCAGCAACAGAGAAATTTGAAGAGGATTTGGAAAATACAATAAATGATGCAGTAGCAAAATGGTTACCCTATGTTATTGTAGAAGATATTAATATTGATATAACTAAAGAAATGACTGATAATAATCAAGCAAAAGTATCTTTAAAATTTAAACAAGAGGGAGACCAAACATTGGATACTTTAACATTTTTGGTAGAGGAATAATATGGCACTTAATAATCAAATAAAAAGTTTTAAGGATAAAGGTAGAGATATAAAATACCTTAATAAAGATTTTGTTGATTTTAGAACAAATCTAATTGAATTTGCTAAAACTTATTTTCCAACAACATATAATGATTTTAACGAATCATCGCCAGGTATGATGTTTATTGAAATGGCATCTTATATTGGTGATGTATTAGGATACTATATTGATGATACTTTTAAAGAATCCTTAATTACTACTGCTGAAGATAAAGAAAATATATTTGAATTAGCAAGAATGATGGGATATAAACCAAAGGTAACATCTCCATCTACAACTAAGTTAAGTGTGTTCCAATTAATACCATCAAGAAGATTAACAAATCCTATATCATCAGGAGATTTAGCATTTGAACCTGATACTGATTATTACCTAAGAGTAAAAGAAGGAATGGAAGTGGATGCAGATGGAATACAATTTAGAACAACTGAGTTGTTAGATTTTGCTGATGCAGATGGTAGAGAAATAACTGTATATGAAAGAGATTCAGATACAAATAATCCTAAATTTTATTTAGTAAAAAAATATGTTGATGTTATCTCTGCTGAAGAAAAACAAATTGAAATCACATTTGGTACAACTCAAGATGAATACGCTAGAATAGATATACCTGATAATAATGTTATAGGAATCTATGATGTAAGAGATGGTAATAACAACAAATATTATCAAGTACCATATTTAGGACAAGAAATGGTTTATGTTGAGTACTCTAATAGTGAAGCACAAGACAAAGATTTATTTCAATTTAGAGATTCAGTAGCATCTATTCTTAAATTAATTAAAACACCAAGAAGATTTAAAGTTATTACAAACTCAAATGGTTCTACTACAATACAATTTGGTAGTGGTGATGGTGGAAAAAATGATGAACTATTAATTCCTACATTTAAAAATGTTGGTTTGGGGCTTACCAATTCAATTGATAAATTAGGTCAATCATTTGACCCATCTAACTTTTTACTTACTAAATCATATGGACAATCTCCAAAAAATACTACGATGGTTGTAAAATATTTAGTAGGTGGTGGTGTTAAAGCAAATGTACAACAAAATAAAATTCAAAGAATTACCAAAGTATCATTTGACGAAGATTTATCAGCATTTGATGATGGAGCTAGAAATCTATATTCTACTGTAAAAAATTCATTAGCAGTTGATAATGAACAACCAGCTACAGGTGGTAGAGGAGCAGAAACATTAGAAGAGATAAGAGAAAATGCTATAGCAAACTTCGGTTCACAAAACAGAGCAGTAACATCTAGAGATTATCAAGTTAGAGCATTATCTATGCCACCTAAGTTTGGTAATATTACAAAAGCATTTTGTGCAGCTGATGGTCAATTGGATGATAATTCACCAGGTTCAATATTAGCTTCACCATCTGCACTAAATGAATTTTCAAAATTAGTACAGGACTTACAAGCTGATGGTAAAAATACTGATAAACAAATTAAAGAACAAGTATCTAAATTTTTATCGAATAAAAAATCTAATGTAAAAGAAAAAAATAATCCGTTTGCAGTAAACTTATATGTGTTAGGATATGATTCAAATAAAAAATTAACTTCTCTTAACAGAGCTATAAAAGAAAATCTAAAAACATATCTTAATGAATTTAGAATGTTAACTGATGGAGTAAATCTCTTAGATGGATTTATTATCAACATTGGTTTAGATTTCGAAATAAGAGTATATAGAGATTATAATAAAAGAGAAGTGTTAACAAACTGTATAACAGCAATAAAAGATTATTTTGAAATTGATAAATGGACATTTAACATGCCAATAAACATAAGTGAGGTTGAGATGTTAATTGGAAATATAGAAGGAGTACAATCCGTAGTAAAAACTGAGTTTAAAAACTTATGTGGAGGTACTTCAGGTTATTCACCAAATTCATATGATATTACTGGGGCAACGAAAAATAAACAAATTTATCCTTCATTAGACCCATCGATATTTGAATTTAAATACCCAGATAGGGACATAAGAGGAAGAGTAGTATAATGTATTATTTTTTAACCGCATCAAAAGACGCTACGATATTCCAACAACAACCAACACAAAATACTGGGTTGGATGAGATTTTGGAAGTATCTAAAGTTTACTATGGCTCACTAAAAGACATAGCAAGAACTTTGGTGAAATTTGATACTAACACTTTATCAGCAAGCTTATCAAATGGTGATGTTACTATGAGTATAGCTGAATTAGTTTTAAGAGAAACAGAACCTACAGAAGTTCCATTATCATATTCATTGGAAATAAATCCTATTTCACAAAGCTGGGAAATGGGAATCGGAACTAGATTTGATGATATATCATCAGAGGGATGTACTTGGAATTATAGAGCATCTGGTTCTAATTGGTTACCAACAAATGTACCTAATAGTGGTAGTGCTACTGGTTCATTTAATGGTAAAGGTGGAATGTGGTACACTGCTTCACAATCTACTCGTACTTATGATTACGAATCAAGTGATTTAATTACAGATGTATCTTCATCATTATCTTTTTGGTTAGATGGTGGATATCCGAATGAAGGATTTATTATAAAACATAGTTCACAAAAAGAAAATAACGATATTGATTATGGTCAATTAAAATTCTTTAGTAAAGAAACTCATACAATATATCAACCAAAAATTAGAATTGGTTGGGATGATAGTAGATATGAAACTGGTTCACTACAAACATTACCAGAAGAATACAAAATATCATTAAAAAGATTAAAAAAATCATATAAAGCCGGTGGGAGATATGATATAGAAGTATTCGCAAGAGAGTTGTATCCACAAAAAACTTTTCAAAACACATTTGGATACTCCACAGGCAGCTTACTTCCAACATCATCTTTCTACCAAATAAGAGATTATGAAAGTAACGATATTATAATTCCTTTTGGGGATTATTCTAAACTAAGTACATATTCAAATAAAAGTAGAATAAGTTTAGATTTATCGAACTTTGAAGTTAATAGAAGTTATAAGGTAGAGTTAAAGATAGAACGAAGTGGTTCTTCTGAATACTTTGATGATGATTATATATTTGAAGTAGTTGAATAATGGCATTAGAAAAAGAAGTAAGGATTGATGAACTAACCTCAAGTGGTTCAAAAGCTATAAAATCCATTGACCCATATGGAAGGCATAACTATTTTGCCGAACAAATGAAGGAAGTAAATGGTTCTATGGATGGTGAAGTTAGTGGTAAACTGCGTAGACCAAAATACGATGAGGAACAACTACTTTTAGCAGTTGATACTGAGGTAGATGAACTCATACCTGATAAACCAAAAGATTTACCAGCCGTTGTTAGACAAGAAGATTACGATGCATTACAAAGACAGGTTGATAGATTAAACGCTGTTGTAGCTGATTTGAGGAGACAATTAGCTGATGGGCAAGCTAAAATTTCTGAACTGGAATCAACTATTGAGGGTTTAAAATCTGAATTAGATGCATCGTTACTAAGAGTTGCAGTAGCTGAAAACTCAGCAGAAGCTGCAGCTGATAAGTTTGCGCAAACTTCTATTGATTTACAACAAGCTATTCAAAAATCTGTAGCTGAAGCTATTGAAAGAGTTTCATTAGAAGCTCAAGTAGAAGGTTTATCAGCACAGAAAGAAGCATTAGTAGCTCAAGTATCTGCATTAGAATCGCAGGTAGCTGGTGTACAAGCTCAACTCCAAGCAGGTGCAGAATCAGCTGCTGGTAAGTGGACTGCTAATATTGTTCCTAAAGCTGAAGAAGGTAAACCTGATTTATATTATTATAGTACGAGAAAAGGAACAAGAAGTACTGGGTGGAAGAACGGACCAAATATTGATTTAACAAATGCTACTGAAGACCCAGTTACATTTACATTTCAAAGAGATGGAAGTTCTTGGTTAACACTACCACCATCAACTACAGTACAATCGGGTGAAACTAAAAAAGTAAGCTTTGGGCCGTCTGGAGATAAAGCTCTAAATGGAAAAAGAAGAAGGAAAAAAGATTACAATGGTAATGTAAAGGTTTCAGCTGCTGGTGAAACAATAACATTTAACTATCAGAATAAACACCATAAAGGATAACAATGGCTATAAAAAACTTTAAAGAAATATTAAATAAGGAAGCCAAGCGGGTTGATATTAAAGATAGAAAAATCTTTGAAAGAGGAAGAATGCCTGCCTTCTTTGGTAGAGGTATGACTGATACTATTGAGTTTATTCTTTATGATAATGGTAGTAATCAATTACCACAAGGAGAAAAAGGTAAATTAGTAAGGTATATTAATATTTCAGAAATAGATAATATTAGAAATTATTTATTAATTGCAAGAGGAGCAGCTTCAAATCAAGCACCAGAATATTTTGTAGATGTAGAAAAACTAATAAATGAAGCCGGATATAAAAATGGTTTGTTTAGAACACAAATTACTTTATTAAATAAAAGAGTTGGAAGTGAGCATTTTCAAAATAAAGTTTGGATACATGAAATATCACCATCACGAACAGAAGTTAGAGTTTTACCAGTTAAAACAGAAGATGTTTTTTTAGAAAAAGATTTAAGAGATAGATACAAAATACTTTTACAAAATGGTGAGTTTAAAGATGATATACTAAATAGATTAGATGGGTTTGTAGATTCAATTGATGCAAACGCTGTATTAAAAAAAGTACAAGCATTATATGGACAAGATTGGATTAATAATGTTAAAAGAGAATTTAAGATTCAAGATTTTAATGGGTTTATTAATGATGTAACTATAAAAGCAAAACAAGCTATAGGGTATTATATTAGTAATAGAGGATATACATTTGGTAAATCTGATTATGGTAAACCATTAATAGATGATTTACAAGCACCAAAAGGTGATAGAAAAAGAAGAAGGAGAAGAGGTAGACGAAGAAAATCAAACTCACAAAGATTAGATATTAGAACTTTACAAAAAAAATCTATGGAGATTATTTGTGATGCTATTAGATTTCTTTTACCAAAAAGAAATTTACAAGTACCTGAAAGTCCAACACTTACAAAATTAGCAAGTAGAGATAAGATATCTACTATACTACAAACATTTGGTACATCTAAAAAAATAGATACACAAGTAACTAAACCTGTAAGGATTACAAAACCCCTAAAAGTTGTAGCTGCTAAAATAACAACAAAACCAGTTGAAAGACCTGCTCCAACTAAACCAATTAAAATAGCACCACCAGCTAAAAAATATTATTTTTATGATGTGTATTTTAGACGAAGAGGAATCAGTAGAAAATCAGCTGTAGTAGAATACATAGATATGAGTGGTGATAAAAATTCCTTTTCAATGCCACCTGGCAAACGAGTTAAAATATGTGCATTAGAAGGAAGTGTAAACACAAAATTCCAAAAAAAGAAAGTAAGAGTAACTAAAAAAGAACTATGTGTGGTTGATACCCCAGTTCCAAAATTTGTAAGACCAAAAAGACCACCTGTAAGAAAGGATTTGAGTAAAGAACAAATAAAAGTAGTTAAGGATTTAAATCTACCAACTCCAATTAAAACAAAAACTCAAATAAAATATGATATTGGTATAGATGAGATAAAGGCAAATATTAAAAAATCATTTTTGGGATTACCAAAAATAAAATTTGGAGGACTTCATGCAGGAGGAAGAAGAAGAGCACCATCTCCACCAGCACCACCAACTCGTAGAGAGACTAGGAGGAATAAAAGAAGAAGAAGGGGAAGAAAACCAGTTGTAACGATACCATCAAATAGGAGAAGAAGAAGAACAAGAAGTACTCCAAAAGTAGTATCACCACCAAGAATGTCGTTTGTACAAAGAAAAAGAAAATTAAGAGGTATATCAACTCCACCAAGACAAAACTTTAGAAGTAGAGGAGGAGGAGGTTCTATACAGAACTTTGGTTCGGGTAGAGTTCAAAATCAGTTTACACCAGGTAACACATTTACAGGTTATAGTAGAGGAGGATATTAATTATGGCACGAAGAAGAAGAAGAGGTAAGTTCGGTGGACCAAAGAATACTAGGCCACCTTCTAGGAGAAAAAAAACTCCTAGTAGAACTAGAAGAGTGCTTAGAAGTGTAAAACGAAGAAGTCGTGTAATACCACCAAAACCAAAGCCAGTTGTTCTTAAAAAAAGAAATGTAAAAGTAGTAAGAACTGTACCAACTCCACAACCACCAAGAAGTAGGAGACCAAGAGTTAGTACTCCAAGACCTGCAATAAGAATAACACCACCAACACCACCTGTAATAAAAAGTAGACCGGCTGCTATTGCTAAACCGAGAAGAGCACCAGCACCACCACCTCCACCTCCAAGAACAAAAAGAAGTAGAGGATTTACTGATGTAGTGAAAGTTCCACCACCACCACGTCCAACACCAATAATGCCAAGACCTCGTACAAGTCCAAGTAGGATTGACCCAAATACTATTTCTGATGTAGATAATTACCTACAGAGTATGAGAGATAGAGGATTTGCTATGGGTAGTAGTATTAATCTTTCACCTATCGGATTAAGTAGTACTCAAGCTGGTTCTCGTTTACAAGGAGAAGGCGGTGGCTTTAGAGGAATACCAACAGATAGAAGATTTGATGATGAACTATTAGTACCATTTGATACATCATCACTTGTACTACCAACTCCAGGTCCACCTCCACCACCAAGACCTACACCACCAAGACCAACACCAATTTTAGATGGGCCAGAACCTCGTCCAACTGTACAAGATTTACCTATCAAATCAGTTACAGTTAATGTTACATCAACACCGAGTGGAGCTGAGGTATTAGTAAATGGTGTAAAACAGAATATTAAAAATACACCATCTGTTTTAACTCTTACTACTAAGCAACTTATTGGAACTACAAAAACACTTACAGTAAGAAGAAACGGATATAGAAGTAATGAATCTTACAGTGTTACTGGAAGAATAGAAACTGTAGTAACTACTAAAAGTAGACAAGTACCAATTCTTGATGATTATGTAGCACCATCATTTATTCAAGGTGGTTTAGCTAACATCAATTATTTGGAATCTCAAGGAAGGTCAATGTCATTTGCATCAAATCAAATGATGCAATCGATTGGTGGGCCAAGAGGACAGTTTGAGCAAATGATGATTCAAAACGAAAGAGCTCGAGCTAATCGTGAACCAAGATTCAGAACTGAAAAATACGAAGAAACAAAAAAAGAATTTAGGTTTGATGTAAACAAAAAAGTAGATGGTAAAATAGTAGGTTCAGCATCTGACCAATCGGTACAAGACTTATTTCAAACTTGTCACTTTGATTTAGTAAAAAATTCGACAGGAGGAGGACCTGTAATTCCTGATTTACCAGATGATACAGATACTACAAGAGATGATGGACCAGCAACAATATCAGTACCTGAATTATTAGTTTTAACAGGCGATAGAGATAATCCTGATGGTTCAGAATTAACTCAGCATTATTCTGCGGTGGTAAATGGAAATGATGTAAAGAGAATAAATTCAAACACATTTAAAGGTAGAGCAGGTTCACCATTTAGTGTAACACTACAAGCTACAGATAGAAGTAATATGAAGATTAAATATTTTCACGTTGCTAAAGGAAGTATTGTAGATGAAGATTTTAAAGGATTCGAAAGCGTTCCAGCTGAAGAACTAACAATAGATGTAGAAAAACCTATTACAGTTGTAATTTATTTTGAAAAGGTAACACCTATATCAGTACCATCAGTAATAATAACCCCAACACAATTCAGATACAATATAGCTGAACCAATTGGATTATCACTGGGATATGATTCGACTAATTGTGATTATGTTGAAATGAAACTTAACAAAACCACATTAAAAGAAGAAGATGAGGATGGGGCATTTTTAATTAGTAATAAAATGTTCAACTCAGGCGTAGGACAGTATATTGGTTATGTTTGCCCTTACAATAAAGGATATGGACAAGGTACACCACAAAAATTTGTAATTAATGTTGTAAATCAAGTAGCAGTTAAAACACCTGATATTGTAGATATAGCATATCCTGAAATATTAAAAGGTGCTGACTTTAAAGGATATGATGTTGATTTTTCCATCTCATATCAATCAGTAAATACAAACTTTGTAAAGATTTATTTAGGTGATAAGAGTAAACCATATGGAAAATTTGCACCTAACCAAGCAGTTGATTTTAATGTTTTAAATGTTATAAAAAAATTAAGTGATAAGGTAAATGAAGATGAAGATGAAATAAAATTTGATATACTATTACAACCTCATAATACATCAACATCAAAAGAAGTTATTGGTAAATTAGAAACTATTTCAATTACATTTATGAAATCTAATCTTGATTTACCGAGAGAAGATATTGTAAATCAGCTATGTGATGCATTTGAATTGGATTTAAATCTATTTGATGATGAAACATCAAAATATCTAACACACTTAGCACATTTTGGTGATGGAGAAAATAAACTTATTGCTAACTGGGAAAAGGATGATGTAACATTTAGAAACTTTAAATATGATTCATTAAGAGAAAAATTTATACCTGAATATGTTAAAGGTGGATTTAATGCATTGGTTCTAAAAATGTACGAACCACTTGGTAAAGAAATACAACCAAACCAAGAATTATTCATTTCAAAAATTATTACACAACCAATCATAGATGAAATATCAATAGTTGATGATTCAGAAGAATATTGTGTAGCACTAAAAGGACCGAACTTCGGTTTAAATGATTGTGGTTCACCAGCTGATACTGGGTTTGAACTTATAGATGAATTAGTAGGTAGTGGTTCTCAATCATCAGCTAAACTAATAGATACATTTGTTTCATCAAGTGGTATTGATACAAAAAAATTAGATATAGAATATGTTTCATCTTCCTTTGATTTCATAGAAACGGAATATGGATACTCAGTAGATGGTACTATAAACGAACAATATAGATTTGATAACTTTGCCCACTTTGGTTCTGCTGAAGAAAGAGCTAGAAATTACTTTTATAAAGTATCCTTATTAGAAACTTATAAAAATGGTATAGCTACAATAGAAAGTGGTAGTGGTTCATCTACTGGTTCGTTATCTTTACTTAGAGAAAAAGAATCTCTTCAAAAGAAAATAAACGATGTAAAAGCTAACTTTGATGGGTTTGAACATTTCTTAACAGATTCAACATCATCTTTAGCATTCCCTAAAGAATC